TGTCTGTATTGTCACGTCATGGCCTTACTGCGTCCGGTTTGGGTGATTGTAGCGTGATGTTATATTGGTGTCTTCGTATCGTGCGGTGCTGTGCTGCACTGAGTTTAACGCAAGATGCGAACTAATGGCACGCATTCCGAAACACCATTGCCCTCGTCCCGCACCAGAGTGATGCGGGTAGTATGGGGTCATGACAGGGTGCGGCGACTGCTGGTACCCACCCCTATGCGGAGCCGCCCAGATTTACCGCCTCCCAAACGCCCGGATTACCAGCCTCGATGCAGCGCCACCCATAAGGCGTCCCTGCTTCGGGTGAGCTGTTCAGGATGAACTTGCCCAGCACTGAGTTTCCAGATGTAGGAGGCGCAGCTCCGATGTTCATACCCGGTACAAGTTCGGGATAGCTAACAAAGGCCCGCACTGTGCCGTATATCGGCTGAGTGAATATCTGCATCCGCTGGAATCGAGTCTCCTCACTTTGCAAACGAGCGTATATAGCAATGTATCGAACATACGGCTGCGTTTTGAAGAAGTATGTGCCGCTTTCTACTACCGAGAGCGTGTAACTTCCGCCTATAAGGTTTGACGTGGATGGGTTGGCCCCTTGGCGCCCCCGGAGCATTCCGGGGTTTGTTGCTGGGTCTAATTGATTGAAATCTTCATCAAAACAAGCCACCAAGGGGGATGCCCACCCCCCTTTAGCCGTGAGCCTTATGAGAAGTGGAACTGCTTGGTCTTCGGGCAGCTCAAGAAATATACCCAAGGCGCGGTTAGGGTAGCCCACACCGTCGGCGTGTATAGTTCCAGATGTGATAGAGGAAGTTCCCTTGGCGTCTCCGTTGTTCGACACCGTAACGCCTTGCATACCTGCGACGTTTATCCTAGAGACTTCAACATGACACGCCTTGGAAACGATATCCCCACTATCCCAAACCAAAGACGTACTGGCGTCTATGTACTGCAACCTCGGAGGGGACTTTAGAATAGACGTTGGGGAAGGAGTACCCGCGTCGTCGATCCTATCTAGGGATGGTATGAGTCCGCTGTACCCTTGCTCCCAATAGTTATCCCACGACCTGACCCCCTCACGCGCAAGGATTGATCCGTTCCCCTCGTCCCGGAAATACAGGAACCTGTTGCTGGTGGAGTGCTCAAGGTCGAGAACTGGAACATCCCCGTCCACGCCGACGCCTAAAGCCTCAAAACTGGGGCGCATCCACGTATTCGCGTTGATGTTTGAGTTGCTGCTGGGGTAGGACATGGTTCGTATTGCGGTGCAGCTCCTGTTATCAACCGCGCTTGGGGATCTGCCGAATCGACCACCATTCCATGTGTTCTCGTTGCACCACCCGCTGTTTCGGGCGGAGTTCCATTGCTGGACCTTGTTATCCGTTAGATAGCCAAGGTTAATCACGTTGTAGCTGAACCCACTACCGTCCCCAATAGCTTGGAAACCCACTTCAAATCGATGGGCCAGTGCTATATAGCAAGCGCTGGACGAGTTAAAGTTGTACAGCACAAGACCAATGTCTGTCTCTTCCCCTCTCGGCTGCGGGTCTAGCCGCCACTCAGCCGAATCGCGGGCGACCCGGTAGGTGCTTGCCGGGCACCAAGTTACTACGCCCGGCTCCCCGTGAACCACAGCTGGGCGGTCTGTCGGCCCACTGTAGAGAACGGTATCCGACATTTCCACATCAATCAGGCTGCTTATAAACAGGGTGTCAGTGGTGGGGTAGACCCCCGTGGGAGAATTATCAAATACCACAACGGGTCGCCCGCCGCGAATAGGAGATACCTGTCCATCCGCATATGCTGCGGCATAAGTCAACGCGGCTTGGCAGGCTGCGGTGTCGTCACCGCCCCCCGTGGCCCCGAATGCCCTAACGCTGATTCTGGTGGTTGGTGCAAAGCGCTCCCCAGTCCACTCGAAAGCGCTACCGCCAACCATGTAAGAAAGGTCGGACCGCTTGAAGTCTGTAGGCACATCAAGCAGCTCCGAGAATGTTTTGGCTGTCAGCAGCCCACGCGCAACCAGCGCCGCGCCCTTGTCGGGGTTGGCAAGGTCTTGCCGCAGCACAGCGTCCCCAGCTGGAACAAGCGCATCATCTTCGGGAATACCCGCGCCGGTAGTTACATACGGCAAATCAACCTGCCCAGACACACGCCAGAACTCGCCGTTCGAGTCACGGATCAGCTGATTGTATTCGGTGATCTCAATGCCGGGCGCGTAATCGCCGACGAACTGGTAGCCGCTGGAAGCGATGAAGTCGTTGAATCGAAGCTCTCGACTGGCTTGTGATGCGTCGAACGCATCATCTCGGTCATCCTGCGAGTCTCGGAACTCGTCTTCCCTGCGTGCCTGGTCAGTGACAAACTGCCGCTCCTGCTCCATCAGCGGCAGTCGAGGACGCCCAAAACGGTCGATCCATTGAGCATCTTCCGAGTTCACCGCCAGATCCATGTTCTTAGCGTTATCGTCCAAATCCCGAGGATCATTGCTGCCCAAAGGATTGCCGGTATTGAATCTGCTCATATCAGTTATCCGCCTCAGCGTCGTCGTAAATGTGCTTCTCGGCCGCGAGCATTAAAAGCTCCTCTGCAGCAGCTTTTCTGGTGCGTCTTCGAATCTCATGCCACCTCCTATCCGCGCCCTTAAATTTAGATTATCAAGTCCTAAAAATAATTCCGGCTGCTGAAATTGCATTTTCGGCTACGTTTGTTCCTCCGATAGCCTCATTCGCATGTATTATAGAACCCGATAGAACCCGAATATCATCAGGGCTATCTGATCCGCCTTTCCTGGCATTGATTCCGAAGCAGTGCGCTTGAGACCCTCTAAAGCAATTTATCCCATTAGTGCTGCATCCAGAAGCGTCCACGTTTCTTGTGTATGCGGATGAACTGGTGCCTATCAAAAGACCTGTACCGCTCCCTGATACATCCGTGCCATCTGCAGACAAAATATGACCCCCCCAAAACAACTCTATGCCCGCTGTAGCACTCCCGCTAAAATTGGCATTGTCACAACTTAGGCGACCGCCCCGCGTCACCCTGGCCCCGTAATCCATCCCGTTAGCAGTACAATCGTTCGCTCTAACAAAGCCCGAGGTGACAACGTTGATACCACCAACGGGGGACCCGGTTAAGACCCCGCCACTACAGTCTATCTCCCCCGAGGTGTCAGCCCGAACCGCAAAGTCTTGACAGTTAGTCGCGTCAACAGTGGTTGCCTGAATACGCCCTCCGTCTCTGGCGTAAAGACCATATTTTCCCGATCCGCTGCAATCTGCTCCTATAGTGGCGATTATAACTGCCCCTGTGGATGCCTCTAACCCTGAACCGGCGCAACCGGAAGCATTGATTCCGTCCGCGTAAACAATCGCGCCGCCAAAAGCCACAACACCTTGACCTGAGTTTTCGGAATTAACTTGACCCGCTCCAGAACAGTTGGCGCCTTGCAGGTCCAGAAGCGACGCCTCGGAAACCCGGACATTGACCTCGGCTCCGTTGCTTAGATTTGCGCCTCTCGCATTTACAACACACGACCGAAAAACCCTCAAAGTGTTACGCCCTAATGCTCCACTAAAATCAGCGCCATTTATGCTTGCACTAGAGTTAACCAAAACCATGCATCCACGGTTTACCGCGCCCGTAAATATGGACCCGTTCGCCACCGCCCTAGACCCGTACGAAACACGGAGGCCGTGCTCGCCAGCGTTTTTAACGCCAGCGCCTTCTGAAATGAATCCGAAGCTGCCTCCCTCTATGATAATGCCCACTCTGCCACTAGCTGTTCCGCTTGAATCCATATTAAATAACGTGGATATCACAGGCAGAGAAGCATTGCTATATGCGGAAAATGCCGGGTAATAAGGGCCAGCTACACCTTCAGGAGAATCTAACTGAGTTGTGAGCGAAGATCTTTGGATTGGAACTTCAGCATCTTCAGATACGATTTCAATCCAACTGAGGTCAATGCCCCTTAAAAAGATCTGCTCAGACATTATAAAGCCAGAAAGCAAGAGAATAGTAGCCGAGCCAGTTATATTTGCAGACCTCTTAGATAAAAACTCCAAAGCCTCATTTATTGTCGAGTAATCGCCACCAGACCCAACAGTTAAAGAAATACTCTCATCTACGTTTATGGTGCGCTGATCAATATCGGCGGTATGGCGGTCTAGTGTTTCAGTCACCGTGTTAGAGGTTCCGGTGTGAGCTACTAGGTCGGAGCCTTGGCCTGGGGATGCTAGCTCTTGCCGCAGCACAGCGTCCCCAGCTGGAACAAGCGCATCATCTTCGGGAATACCCGCGCCGGTAGTTACATACGGCAAATCAACCTGCCCAGACACACGCCAGAACTCGCCGTTCGAGTCACGGATCAGCTGATTGTATTCGGTGATCTCAATGCCGGGCGCGTAATCGCCGACGAACTGGTAGCCGCTGGAAGCGATGAAGTCGTTGAATCGAAGCTCCCGGGAGTTCTGCGCAGACTGAAACTCGGACTCCATCCCAGCATAAGTCAGCCGCGACTGCTTAAACCGATCAAGAAAAGTATCCTTCGGAGAAATAGCGGCCAGATCAAAGTTCTTCGCATTGTCATCCAAATCAAGCGGGCTTCCAGAGCCCAGGGGGTTGCCGGTATAAAATCTGCTCATCAGTTGTCCGCCTCAGCGTCGTCGTAAATGTACTTATCAGGATTATATGCGATTGCCACCAAATTTACCCTATTCTCGCCGGACGGGCGAACCTCGCGGATGATGCCCGGCGTGGACAGGCGCTCGCGTATACCGAAGTAAAGGTTGGTGTGGTATGGAATCGGATCGAAGCCGAGCGGCGATGTGATCAGTATCTTCTGGGGGCCGACGTACTGGGCATCGAATATGGCCGTCAGGGTGCCGTCATCGCGCCGCAGCGCCACCACATGCCCCTGCCCTTCCTGCCAATCGAGAAGGTCCATGGATTCCAGCACACCCCCAGAAAACGACTTGACGATACTCGACTGCGACCAGCCTGGCACCTCGTTGACGAAGTTCACATAACGCCCATATCCGCAGTTAAGGCCAGATAGCTCTGTCTGCGCACGGATGCGCTCGCGCTCTGTCTTGCGGGTCATCAGCTCGCGCATACCGAAGCGGTAGGCTCGGTCGCGGTCGATGATGCCGTCGGCCTTCACCTTCTCGATCTTCAGGCCCAAGCTGCCCGGCTCCATGCAGCGGACGGTCTCGATACGCCATGTCCGCTCGTCCAGATATTCCACGTCGATGCCATCCGTTTCGTCGTCGCTGATCATCTCGATTGTGGTGGTTATGTCGTTGACGGTGTTCTGGGCCGAGAATGTCTGCCAGTAGGCGTACATCATTTCGGGCGGGATTGGTCCGTCACGGACGGCGGTCAGAGCGCCATCCTCAATGGAAAAATCCGCGAATCCGACAGCGAGGGCGGTCTTCACCGCCTGCTTGATGGTGGCAAAGTTCTCGAAGCTGTGATCGAAGGTGTCGCCACGCGGACCCCACACGGCGTACTCGTATATGTCCAGCGCCGTGCTGTTAACCTGGGTGCGTCGGGCGATGTACTCAACGGCCTTGCTGATCCTGCGCTCTGGAACGCCGTTGAGGATGCGGGTAGCGATCAGCCCCAGCTGCTCGTCAGCGTCCGTACCAATGGCGCTGGAGCCGCGCACGCGGACCGCCACGGTAGTGAAGTCAGGGTAGCTGGTGGGGGCTCCGACAATGCGGGTGCGCAACCCGAACCATTCAGCCTTGTTCGACTCCTGCGCGGACTGTGACTCGGGATTGGTCCGGCGCATCTCACACTCAACAATGCGGCGTGGCGGGTTGAAGGTTATGCGCTCAGTGAATCCAATCTGATCCTTCTCGTTCTCGTGGTACTCCTTGGCGAAGTACTGCCACGGATCAGTTGGGGAGCTGCGATATCGGAACTCAATGCCCACGCGCATCCGGTAGCGGCGGCCCTTCTTGTCTACACCCATCAGGCCGTTGGGGCAGAACACGTCGAACTCAAGCGCATTGCACAGTTCGTTGCCTGGCGTTGCCTTGAACGTGCCGACCCAGCCGCCCTCAGTGCTGTCCGGCCCAAGCCCAATTTCGATATCCAGAGTCTCGAACCCGGCTCCCCACCCGGTCCAGTCGCTGTCGCCGCTCGCATCCACCCGGTCCACTGTGATGATGTTGGGAGATGCGCCAGTCAGCACGAACCGCTGTCCCGACTTTAGGATTGAGAGCTCAGCGGTGTTCGAGTCGGACGCGAACCCGGCGAGCTGAAGTCGGGCACCGGTCCCGCCGCTTGCTGCTGTTCCCACGGACGTAAACGCGTTCGCAGTGGCTATGTCTCCGAACATCCGATTCGCGCCTGACAGGTCGTTAACCGTGATGCGCCACCCTGCATAGGGCGGGAGCTCGGTGATGACCAGGCCGGGACTGAACTCGATCAGTCCGTTCAGCGAGGTCGCCGAAACAGCATCATTCAACGCTGCGACAAGCGCCGACTCGCTGGCGTATGTGCCGCTAATGGTAATGACGCCACTGATCAGCCCAACGTTGACGGTGAACTGTGCAGGGGTCTCGCTGTAATCCAGCGAGGGGGCCGAGCCAGCCGTCCACACCGAAGCGGTGCCCGCGGTCGCCCCAGTCGGCGGCGTATAGCTGATTACCTGGAAATCCCCCCGGTAGTCGCCATCAAGGGTTACCGTGTCGCCTGCCGATACCTGAAGGCCCGAGAAGTCGCCCGTCAGCGTGTTGCCAGATACCGAGTAGGTGTGCAGGTATCTGATGTTCAGGTACATGCCAGAGCTCCAGTCCGACGGGAATAGCTGACCACCAGTGGGCGTGATGGTATACCCGCTGACCAGATAGCGTCCGCTCGGTGCCTGCGGGGTAGCTGCGTAAGTGGTTTCCAGCGGCAGGCCGGAGTTCCCCGTAGAAGTCTGCCCCACCTCGGTTGATGTGTGCCACCATTGGGCAGCGGACTCCCCAGCCAGCGATTCGCCCGGCTGGTATACCCGCGCATACGCACCACCGCCCAGCGCGATGACAGGGGTATTGCCGAACGTGATGCTGCTGGCGGCGATCTGATGCTGACCCACTCCGACACACAGCAGCATCTCGGCCCAATGGTCGCGCTTGTTGGCGAAGTATGTGCGCCGGGGAACAAGATAGTCCGGGTACACTTTGACCATGCCGAAAACTTCGCGCACTGGCTGGCCGTACTTGATGGTGTTCCCTTGAAACGCCGCCAGCTCAATATCGTCGCCACGGGTCTGCTGTTGCTGTGTCTTTGGCTTGGCCGGTGCAAGCCCCAGCAGCTTGAACACAGGTCGCAAGATGGATTGGATGGCGCTGCCCTTGGGGACGTGCTGCGCAATCACGCGCCCATGCACAGGGGCGTCCATCGGTATGCTGTAGGCTATGTCGTCGCGCTCGCCATCGAATCCGGGAATGTTATCTGCCAGCCACTCGCCCAATATGGCGCCATCAGGGACCTGTAGCGTCTGAAACGGTTCAGCAGCGAACGCGACGGGATACCAATCAAGCGGATGTGTAACAGCGGACATTCCCACGCTCCTCAACAAATGCCGACAGCGGTATGATGCGCGGCCCGGTTTCTTCTGTTGTCTCCATGACAAACAGGTTCCCGCTGATTGTAATACAGATCCCCACATGCTCGCAGGCGTTACCGGTCACGACAGCTGCGATAGCGCCATGCTGCGGCGGACATTCGCGCATGATCTTCGCAAGCTGGACGTAGTTTCTGGACTTGCCCATCAGGCTTTCGGCATTCAGACCGTCGAGAAGTGGAAGCTCTACGCCGCGGATCTCGTGGAAGGCAAGGCGGGTCATTCCCCAGCAGTCTACTGAAGGCAGGGCGCGCCCGCCGTTGACGTACCTGCTGCGCATGTAAGGCTCAAGATTCATAGACAAGTGCCGGTGCCGTCCTGCTGTTGTAGGTGATGCGGTTGAAGTTGGTGTCATAAATGGAGAAGAAGCCAGCCTCCAGGCGCGCTTCGGTTCCGACTATCTCTACGGTCTTCACGTCCGCCGTGAGGGTGCGGCTAGCCGGGGCGGTGAGGTCTGTTTCAAGGTAGGTGCGCAGTTGCAGCTCTACCTTGGCATCGGCCTCGAAAGCCTCTTTTATGTACTTCCTGACATCTTGCAGCACGTTATCAATGACGAACTGCACCGTCTGGTTGCCTCGGTTGTCTCGGCTCGGCTTGGTTACCCCGATGGATGCCGCTTGGTGCAGCACGAACTGGTCTTCCTCCGGCACATACAGCAGCCGATCCTGATAGTCGCGGACCAGATAGATCGACGGCCACGCCGGGGAGTTGATCTGCAC